AAGTATCAATTACTTGCATTAAGTACAGCTTTGAGAGAAAATCCATCATTGATTATCTCATTAGCATATGAACGTATTAAAGATACATTGAAGAACCCTAATACATTCTTAAAAGAAACTCCATCTTCTATAGACTACTATTACATGCTTAACCCTCAAGAGTTCTTAAACCAAGAGGCTAGAGATTTATCTATAGATGATACTAAGAAAGAAATCCAAAGCATGTTTGTTAAAGTTGATGATGAAGAATAAAGAAACTATACAGTATGGGAGCTATTCCCATACTGTATTCTCTTTAAAGGAGGTATTATGAGAGCTATAATACGAAATACTTGTATAGTAGTTACTGATTATACTCCAGGTAAAGTACCTGGATTAGAAAAGTACTTTACTATCTTCGATCCTCTGACTCATACTTATAAATACGTAGGAGTTAGGTTCGATGAAGAGAAGAAACTTATGTATCTCCCTAGAGGGGTAGATACTGGGTTTATATCTAGGACTTTAGGTGTAGAAATGGAACGTGAGTACAATAGTGATCCATATGAGCAGACTACTATGACCACTATTAAGTATATGCCTAGAGATGATGTACAAAAAGAAGCTCTAAGATTCATTCTAGCTAAGGGTGAATACATGGCTAATAGTAATAGGACACAGTTATCAGTAAACTTAAACACTGGTGCTGGTAAAACCTATGTAACTATAGCCGCTATGGCATATTGGAATGTAAAGATATGTGTAATTGCCTCAAATAAGGCATGGTTAGAGCAGTGGCAAAACTGTGTAGCCGAATATACTAATACCGACATTAGGGAGGTACTGATAATCACTGGTGCAGCTGCTATACACAAGATTCTTAAAGGATTTACTGATCTATCTAAGTATAAAGCATTCATGGTAACCCATTCTACGCTAAAGAATTTTGGTGAACGATTTGGATGGGACTCTATTGGTGAGCTATTCAAGAAACTTAATGTATATATGAAAGTATTCGATGAGGCTCATCTTAACTTTGAGAATATTGCTAGTATAGACTATGCTACAAATACAAAGAAAACTTTATATCTTACTGCTACACCTATACGGAGTAATAGTGATGAGAATACTATCTATAAGCTATACTTTAAGAATGTACCTAAGATAGACTTGTTTGATGCTGATAATGATCCGCATACAAGATACCATGCTATACTATACAATAGCAGACCGACTCCGCAGATGAGAGCCAACTGTTATAATTACATGTATGGTCTAGACCGTAATAAGTATATGAACTCATTAGTCAATACTGAAGAGTTTAGAAAGATTATGCTTGTTATGATGGATAAGATTCTTCGTATAGGTGGTAAAGTCTTAGTATATATTGGGACTAACCAAGCTATCGAAGAGATCAAAGTCTGGATAGAAGAGAACTATCCAGAGTATTGTGGTGATGTGGGTATATTCACATCCACATATACACAAGCAGAGAAACAAATAGCTTTATCTAAGACTATTATTCTCTCTACAACTAAGTCTGCTGGTGCTGCTTTAGATATACGTGGTCTTAGAGCTACATTTGTCTTAAATGAACCATTTAAGTCTGAAGTATTAGCTAGACAAACCCTAGGTAGAACTAGAAATGATGATACAGACTATATAGAGTTTGTAGATACTGGATTTACATCAACTAGACAGTATTATAGAGCTAAGAAACCTATATTTAAGAAATATGCTTCAGATTGTAAAGAAATACAGCTAGATTTCAATACATTGAATAATAAAGCTGAAGAACTTGAGCTTATACGTGAGAATGTAAAAGCTCAATATGAAGCAAAACGTATGTTTATAGACTATAGAGATACATTTGATATAAATAGTGTATATAAGAAAGATAAAGATAAATAAAGGATTCCGATATAGGCATTGCCTATATCGGATTTTCGTTATCTAAGACTTTTTCAATTGTATACTATATTGGTAATAGTGATTATGTATTTCAATTTATTTATTAATTTTAGGAGGATAAATCCATGAGAACTATTAACTTTGTAAACCACGCTTCCCGTTTCGATGTTGCTGACATTTCCCTTATGACAGGGTTAACAATCAGTGAATTGATGATCAATTCCAGCAAGCACTACATGCAAACATGTAAGGCCGTAATTAAGGAATTGGTATCAAAAGAGCTAGCAAAAGATATTCACAAGAATATTAAAAAGGGTAAGCTTACAAATGTAAGCTCCCTAGGCAAAGCTCTATACGTAGCGGGAGCACTCAGTTCCATGCCATCTAAAGATGTTAAATTGACTATTAAGGACTTACTTGTTAAGTACCTGTCGGCATACTATAATAAAAGAGCCGACAAATATGGTCACATCGAGGATAGCGAAATCGCAAGCTTGTTAGATATCTGTGGCGAAGTTAAAATTAAACTTGAGCCACAAGTAAAGCAAGCAAAGAAAAAAGAAACTAAATCTGAAAATGGAAAGAAAGATAATGTGATCGATAATAATAAAGTTTATAATAAACTTAATAAGATCATCAATCTTAAATCCATCAAAAAAGATGTAGTTTCTGCTATCATTAGTAATACTAATGATAAAGCATTAAAAGCTCTTAAAGCTAAAGCTGATAGTTTAGCTGAAGGGCAACGGTTCTACTATAATAAGAAAGATTCTGATCTTTCTAAAGGCTTAATCTCCTTACAAGGTGTAGGTGAAGATGGTAATAAAGTATTCATTAATATCGAATTACCAAAAGCTAAACAAGAAAAAGTAGAATCCAAAGAAACAGTTGCAACAACTCCAGTAGCTGAAGAAGCTGCTGAAGCTTCTGCATAATCACTATATAAAGACGGGTAACCAATCCCGTCTTTATTTTTTGTCTTCTACAAGGACTTTAACTTATATATGACGGTTAATTTTTCTTGGAGGAAGCACTATGGAAAATTTTGAATCATATACTAAGATAAGCGAGGAAGTATTTGATTTCGGTAATAATCTGATTATGAAGATTACTGTAGCATTCAATACGACTACACTAAGAAACGGTAATACTAAGTTTAGCCCATTACACAATGAGTATACTCTAATCAATAGTGGTAATAAGATAACTACAAATCTTAGGTATAAGTATTACATGTCTTTGACTCAACGTGGTAATAGTAATGTATCTATAGACTTGACTTGGGAGAACTATGATGAGTTCTGTGAGTTAATAGATACTATTCTTGAAGTCTGTGATGTAAATGCAGAGGGTTCACCATTTGATTATGTACGTGGTAAAGATGGTGTATCTTATGACTTAAGATGTAATTCTAATACAGTAAGACCTATGCTTATGAAAGACTATCGTGGAGCATCTTTATACTGTGTACCTGTGGTTATTGATAATAAGAAGACTGGGTCATTCTATGCTGGTGTAAGTTTTGTATTCAATGAATCTTCTGAAGATTCATTCAATGTAACTATAAACCGCATCAAAGGGTTTAAAAGATTCTTATCCACATACAATCCATTATTACATGCTAGTACTATGGCTAAGTATATGGGTACAACTGGTTTACTTGGAACTAATAATATCTCATTATAAACAAAGAAATATCCACTATGAGGAAATTCCTCATAGTGGGATTTTTTCTATTATACGGTGTACATAATTGGTTGATTGCCATTTGCTGGGTTGACATAGTTCTCTTGTAAGAACTGTACAATCTCTTCACGTCTTGATGCTTGTTGCTCAAGAGAAGATAGTTTAAGATCAATATTAGCAAATACAGTCTCAATACCATCAAAGTGTTTTAAGTATTCAAATAGCCAAGTTGCTACATCAGCTGTAGCCAATCGTTCAAATGTTTCCATCTTAGTTGGTTCAATAGTCATTAGATTAGATGGGTGTTTAACGAATACACCTAGAGTCATTTGGTCTAGGATATTAGATACTTGTCCTGCCATATTCATAGTTACACGAACCATATTAGGCGGAATGTATTCAACGTATACGTTATTATTAAACAATGATGCAATGTTTGCGTATTGTTGAGACAGCATCATATCATCAAAGCTTAATGCTTTAGCTGACATAACGTATGTACCATATTGCTGTACACCAGTTCTTGTAGTATCCAAGTCTTCCCACATAAGATCTTTAACACCAAGAATCTCATAGTTCTCTGGGATATGTCTATCAAGAAGATAATAGTCTCCACGTTGATCTTCTTTAGTTAACAAGACTCTAATCATATGAGGGAAATATCTACTAAATGTAGATAGTGTATCTGGAATGATTACTTCGCTAGCCCATTTATCTTTAGCTAGGTCAGGTGGTAATCCTAATGGCTTTGTACCTAGACGTCGTTCGATCTTATTAATGACGTCTGTCATTCTATTATATGCCATGCCTATTTGCCTCCTTTAAGGGTTATTTTGGTTATATATCATAATGTTGAGGTGATAGATATTATGCGTATTTCTTATGAAGTGGCCTCTAGATTAATGAGGAAAGTTGCTATTAAAGTTTATCTTAAGTACAACGGGATTATTAATCCATCCCACCCATACACTACATTACACGTTCTAGATACTCCATTACGAGAAGATCCAGATGCATATGCAAATACATCCGTATTTGGTAAGATCAGTGTAAGTTTACCAACCATATTCAAATATGGTGAAGATGAAGATACTATAGAACGGTATATAACTAGAGTCACTGAGATTACTTTACATGAGTTATCTCACTGTGAACAAGCTCTAGACATTTATCAATTACATTTCCAAAATAGATTAGTTGATAAATGTGAAGCAGAGAATGAGTATAGAACTGGTACATTTATGCTTAATAGGTTAGATGAGTTAACTAAACTATTAGGCTACCAAATAGATGTAGACTTTATAAAGACTTATTATGTAGACGAGTATTCTGATCATAAGAACTTTGTCTACAGAAATCCTACTACATACCCTATATATTTAAACTATGTAATGCTAGGTGATATGACTAATATCCCTAGAGACTGTGATCTCTATACAGGGTTAAAAGAATTTGGTGATTTACCAGTAAGACGTAATGGTATATATATACCATCACATAAACTCTTTGAGTATTATGGCGAAGTATACGATAATTATTGGCCTATGGGTTGGAGATTTGTAACTCCAAATAAGATAGCTTTGATAGTAAAACCTAGGTAGAGTCATTGACTCTACCTAGATTCTCTTTTATTTTTTCTTAGAAGTTCTTTTCAGCGTAGTTTCTGATTTCTTTTAAGATATAGTCTTCTGGTTTCATAACCAATGTAGAGCCATCTTGGTTAAACATTTGGATTGTACCCTCTTTGGTAACAGCGATGTTATCATAAGAGCTAATACCAAATGCTTCTGCCATGATATCTAAGTTAGCTGATTCAGTTTTGATGAAGTCTTTAACTTGTGGGCAGTTAGTAATAGGGATAATAGAACCTTGATAAGATTCTTCTACTACAACTTGGTTGCTATTAATAGAAGCTGTATCTACATCAGCAGATTCAGTAATAAGCTTTTCTACGTAAGCTACTTTATGGGAAGGATAGATTACTCGGTCCCACGT